TTGATAGTGTCTGTTAAGTTAACGATATATTTTACACCCGTGAATGTTCCAACTAGCACTGACGCTACAACAGGAACCATAACTATATTTTTCTTTAACAGATCTACTAAATTCATAAGGCATAAAGTTCTTTATTAAAAAAGAATCGCTCCAATTACAAAAGCAACTACACCACCAATAATGCACATTTTATGATTGTGCCATATCGTAATAGCTTTGTCTTTAATTTCATTTATCATCTTTGTCCTCCAAGTTTTTCAGCTTATAATCGTAGCTACCTGCTTCGTGTTCGTCGGTAATCCACTTAGCTGAATTTTCCACAGAGTATATTTTACTAGTTACTAATCTATTAATCAAGGTTTTGTTTGGGTCCACTCCCATAGATGGATCATAGATTTTTAATCTATTATTAGGCTGTATTGCGTAGTTACCATCTTCTAATTCTATAACGTGACCACACTTATGTTGATCTGGTTTCTCAGAATAACCAAAATTTAATTCATTAAAGTCTCCTGCACACCAATCTATTGTAAATAAATATTTACCTTTTCTTTTTACTTTACGTCTAGATGTATACTCCATTGTACATCCTGCAATTTCATAAAATGTTGTAACACTTACATTGTAACTAAAACTATCCCACATCACCACTTCATCAAGAGGTAATTCTTTTACACCAGGTTTTGTACAGAATGCAGTAATAGGAGCTCTCCACCATAGGCCACCATCCTCCATTAAAAAATGAAATAGTGGTACTCTGTTTGGTATAGAACTAAAACCAAATACTCCTACTTCAAAATATTTATCATGTGAATCTTTTTGATCTCTAAGATAGTTACCTCTGACGTAACATTCTATTATTGGTATGTTTGCATTTAAATATGCCATTATTTAATTTCACCCCAGTTAGCCCCCGACTCGTAATCTACTTTGTTAGGAACTTTTAATTCTACTGCAGACTCCATAATTTCTATTATATGCTCTGCTTTTTCATTCGACTCCACTGAAATATCTACTTCATCGTGAATTTGAATGTGAGGTATTATACCATTTTCATATAGTGCTACCATAGATTTTTTTGTCATATCAGCCGCACTACCTTGTATTAATTTATTTAAAGCTTTGTATGTAAATGCACGCTTCAGCGGTTCATCATATTCTTTTCTAGCTTCTTCTAATGGTAATGATTTATGCACACCAAATTGAACTGGTTCCCAACGATCGAAATGACACGCCCGGCCCAGTAAAGTTCTAATCTTACCACGATCATTTGCTTTACGAGATACATTATCCATTAATTGTTTTACGAACGGAGCTCTTGAATGATATTGTCTAATTAATTTTTCTGCAGATTCTTTCATCAATCCTAGTTCTGCCATTAATTTATTTTTACCCATACCATACATTAAACCTAAGTTTATTGTCTTGGCTTGTTTTCTTTCTATGCCTGCCATATCTGCAACAACTTGGTGAAAGTCTGCATCACCTGCATTGTACGCATCTACAATCTCATCAACACCAGTTAGGTTTTGTAACTTCGCATAGTGTACTAATATTCTAGGTTCTTGTTGTGAGTAATCAAAAGATCCCCACATATGTTTTTCTTCTGGAATAAATATAGATCTAATCAAAGGACCAAGTTCAGGATGTCTTGCAGGTATCTGTTGTAAGTTTGGATTAGACATACTAAATCTACCGGTCACCGTTCCACCTGCATCTGATCGTATTTGATTTATGTCTGCGTGTATTCTACCATTGACTGCGTGTTTAGTTATTGAATCTATAAATGTGCTATGTGCTTTGTTTAGTTCTCTTGCCTCTGCAATTGCTTTGGGTAATTCGTGTGGATGGTTTTGTAAAAAGTTTTTTGTAAAACTTGGTTCTTTACTTTTCTCTGTTCTGTCATACGGAAGTTTTAATTTATCAAATGCTTTTGCGATGCTCCGGGCTGCCATAATTTCTATGTCAATTCCTGTTAAAGCTTTGATTTTATGTAATATTTTCTTCTCCTTGTGCATCAAAGAATTTTTAATATTATCTGCTTTCTCTAAATCAACTCTTACACCTTTGAATCTCATATCAACTAAACAAGGAAATAATTTTGTCTCTAAATTAAATATATCCCATAACTCTTGTTGATACATTTCTGCTTCTAATCTTTGCCAAAGTTTTAATGTAGACTCTGCATCACGTTCTGCATACTGACCTACAAACATTGCAGGTAATCTCCATAAATCTTTTTTAGGATCTATCCCATATTCTTTTGCAGCAGCATTTAAAATATTCTCATCCTTACCAATACCTACATAGTATTTTGACAACGTATTTAATTGATAAGACAATCTATTCTCATCAATCAAAGACGCTGCTATCATTGTATCTACAATTTTACCTTTGACAGTAAGTCCTGCTGATCTTAACCAACAGATATCATACATTGCATTGTGAAATATGAAGGTTGTATCCTCCTGGTTAAAAATATCCTGCAACCACGAAAACACCAGTTTTTTGTCCATATTGCCGTTTGACTCGTGTTGTATAGGAAAATAGCCAGACCACCCCTCTACGGCCACCGCAACCCCAGCAATGTGGCCTTTTCCAGTCACATTACCAGAACCTAGCTCTTTTAAATTAGGATCATTAGTTTCTAAATCTATTGCTATTTGTTTTACACCACGTAGGTCTTTTAGTTCATCTGGCATTACCCATTCTGTTTCAGGTGTAAAAAGAGGTATTTGTGTATTCCTCACGAATAGTCTCTCTCTAGTATCATTTCCAGGTAATGAATAGCTTTTCTCACGTCCTCTTCTTTCCCTTTTAAGTTGTGTCTACAGATATACTTTATAGCGTTGCCCTCTGCAAAAAGCAACTTGTTTTCATTTATGAAATGCGCTGGCTGAATCTTCATATTTTTATAGTGTTTTCCACCTACTTGTTTTTCTAAAGAATCGTATGTAGCTCCTTTAAATAGATCTTTGTTTGTCATAATATGTAAGCCTTATCAAAATCTCTTGGATCTAAGACGTGTAATTCACGCTTCGCTCTCGTCGCTCCAGTATAAAATAATCTATGTAATTCATCTGGATCATAACTAAATGTTTCAAGAGCTGCGTTCGTTATATCTTGCATCAGTAAAACTTTGTCGGCTTCGCCTCCTTTCGCTCCGTGTATTGTTGACATTATTATACGAGGATTTTTATTTATCTTTTCTCCATTCGCCCTCATATTACGAATGTAGTTTTCGGTTATGGTATCTAAACCTTCAAAGGCTTCATACCAAACTTTATCTATAACCAAACCGTGTTTATCTTTACATTCTTGTAAAGTATATTTATCTTCAGAGTGTAGTGTTTTACCTTTTCTAAATCCTTCTAATACATTTGATCCAAGGTATTCATAAATATTTTTTATCTCTAGGTGATTTAATAAACAACCTTTACGCCAAGACTCCCAGTTATTTAAAGCTAATAATAATTTTAAAGATATAGAGTTGGCACCACGATATTGATAATACCAACCACGTAATTCACATACTTCTTTTACTGGATCTAAAAAATGATTAGCAGAAGATAATACTAACCAATTACCTTCTGACATATCTACTTGTGTAATATCAGAATACCTACGTAGTATTCCTTGTTCGGTTCTTGGTTTATAATTTTTATCAAATCTATTTTGTACTTGTCCTATAATTTTTTGTGATAGTTCGTGTATGGGTCCACCAGGTATACGATATGATTGATCTAATACTTTGATATCATTAACTTCTGTTTTTAATGCAATAAAATGATCTACATCTGCACCTGCCCATTTAAATATGGCCTGGTCATCATCACCAGCTATGTAAGTTTTTTCTGCGTTAGACCAAAGTTTTCTTACCATCTCCCATTGTATTAAAGATAAATCTTGTGCCTCATCAATAAATAAAACTTTGAAACTAGGTGTAGTTTCTTTGTCAATAAAATCTAAAAGCAAATCATTAAAATCTTTTAAACCTTTTTCTTTTTTAAATCTCTTTAATTCTTCTGATAAAAGATATAAAGTATTGCGTTCAATATCTAAAATATTTTGACGAGAGTCATAGTATTCTAAAAGATCTAATCGTTTTACAATTGCTGTATTTATTATTGTAAGGTATTCATTATCAGAATTAAATGTACCATCGCTGTCAGAAAACTTAGCCACCTTAATTGGTATACCACATTTTTCTCCAAACTCTTTGTAATCTTCTTTGCCCATCATTTTTTCTTTTGTCATACCTAATTGTGCAAATGCATAAGAGTGCAACGTTCTAAAATTATCTAGATCATTTTCTAGATCTAAACTAAATTTATCCGCGGCCCTCGTAGCAGCCTCCGTGGCTGCCTTTTTAGTAAACGAGAAGTAACCTATTTGTTTAGGCCTGATTCCGTCTTGTATAAATTGGTCCACTAAATTTAACAACGTTGTTGTTTTTCCGGTTCCTGGTGGACCTAAAATTATTGTTTTCATTTCTC